CGGTGTTGAGAATGCATTAAGCATACTCAAGAAAATGAGCAGAGAACAAAACAAAAACATTATGCTTATATCACACAGAGAAGAACTCAGTGGTAGAGTAAATGATGTGCTGTATGTAATCAAAGAAGGCGGCTTCACAAGTTACAACACAGACACAGAATATGTAGGAACTTAATGAGCGATTGGACCTATAACGGAGAAGTAGTAGACAACTTACCTGAAGATTGCGAAGCAATCGTTTATCTTATCACAAACAAACAAAACGGTATGAAATACGTTGGCAAAAAATTAGCCAAACGTAAAGTTACTCGCCCTCCGCTTAAAGGCAAAAAGAATAAAAGACGCAGTACAAAAGAAAGCGACTGGAGAGACTATTGGGGTAGTTCAGATCACCTACAAGCAGATGTAGAAAAATTAGGTGAAGATCAATTCACCAGAGAAATACTTTACTTCTGTGCCAGTAGAGGCATAGCCAGTTACTTAGAAGCCAGAGAACAATTCGAACGAGAAGTGTTACTCACAGACGACTATTACAACGGAATCATCAACGTTCGCATAGGTGGTTCAAAAATACTCAAAGAAAACATCAAGCCTCGATAACTATTAACTGAACAACAGGACTAAGGCACACAAGGCACATCACGGCACACCCGGCAAACACATAGGACCATACACCACCCCATCGAGGCATATAATATCGATTTCCTTGACAATCCGTTCACACGGTGCGAGATCTGGAATGTATGGCGGCAAATGAGATACAATAGCACGACAAACAGTATTAAACGATTCAGGCTCTGAGAAAAAGCAACCTGAGAATCAGTATAACAGAACTATACAATGTTATACCGGTTTCCGTGGGATTCGTGACGGTAGTGTATGAGGAGTAAAGGCCCACCGCTTCTTAACAGCACCCGAGTTATAGATGACGATGCATCACATGATGACCCGTTATTGATTCACCTGCTACAGGTGAATTATGACTCAACATACATGATAACTTCTTTATTAAAAAAATTGCAAACAAAAACTGAAATGAACGAAGTGAATGAAGTTTGTAGTTGGCAAAGACACGAAGTGTCTATAAACATTAACACATAAATATTAATATGATACCAGTAGAAGATAATTGGTTACACATAAAACATGAATTTCACGAAGCATGTAGTAACTTAAACAACAATAGTTTTATTGACAATCTCATGACTTTTAGAAACTTAGGATTGTTTAAACTTTTACTGGATAAAAAATACAACGGTTTATCAGGACACCCACAAGACTTTTTAGAATGTATATTGGCTATAGCAGAACATGATGTAACAGTTGCACATGAGTTTGCAAAGATAGGTAGTATGCCTTTTCTTATACAACAATTTTCGGAGCAAACAGCCGACTTAGTGTACAAGGATTCCCCTGATGAAATCATAGTTAAAACAAACGCAGAGGCTCCGGAGTATGCTGACTGGGTTATCCGAACTGATGCCGGCAGTTATATGCTAGGCAGAAACTATGAAAATTTTAAACCGGAGCATGTACAAAAGTTCCGCAACCTCTTAGACCCACAACACGATAATTACATTTTAAAGTTAAGTTGGTTTCAACTGTATAACAGAGTGTTAGTATGCAGTCACTTAGGGGGCCTACAACGCATTATAAACGTCGCTATGCAACACAATACACATCAAGGGTTCATTGGTATAGCGGCACAAGAATTAGATGCTATGCGTCTTGTAATGCACAGGAATATCAACCATGCATTACTGCATTTAAAACACAATGAACAAATACCAATGTTTGATCGCACCAAGTATAAATTACAAGCAAGTGTTGTACCTGCCAATGTGGTCAATTGTGTATCGGAGTTTTGTTATCTCTCAGATGAAATCGAATCTATCATAGACAAGTTAGAGCAACTTGATTTAGAGCATTTGATTGACGAACATCAAGACGGAGTCGATCATATAGAACAATTAAAAGGTAACGACAGTACTGACTTATTCCTCTGATGGAAAGTCGGGTGCATTGTCGGGAATCATTTCCTGCTTCATTTCGTCTTTCTTATTGCCGCCATACTTGGCTGACATTAATGCATTGAACGATTCTAACAGTATGCCTTGATCAATTACAGATATATTCCATGCAGTTTCCCATGGTATAGAGCCTTCGGTGTATATAACAAAATCAGAAACGCCTCGTGTAATTTCTTCTGAGTCGGTTTCTAATAATCCTAGATAGTTCCTAATCTGGTCAGGCTCTGCTCCACCTAGGAATTCAAGAAAAAACCTACAGGATCGTAATTGATAGGTGTTTCAAATACATGTTCGCATTTTTCACATTGCATTTGTATTGATTTGCTTACACCACCGTTGTTGATTTTGCTTACAGCATCGTTTAGTTCTATGCCAATATCTCTTTCTACATTTTCTAAAAATTCTGATATTAAAACAGGGTCAGATACTGTATCGCCATTTGGAACAGAAATACTTCTAATAGACTTTAGTATTACTTCGTAATTCATTGTGCTAAGTTTTTCAAATGCTTCGCCTAATGCTTTAAGTTGTTCGTCGTTGTTTTCAGTGTTAATTGATCTAAAGTTTCTATTTTGTTCAATAATTGCTTTTGCACCTTGAACAGTATGAATATAATTAGTCGGAGATAACACACACTCTAAACCGTTTGATAAAGTAATTTCTTTTAAAGGTGTAACTTCTTGAGCAGTTGCAAGTTGAACAGATAAATCCAAGTTTGCAATATTAGGTTCACCGCATTTTTCACAATTTCTATTTACTTCCATAAACTTGTTTTTGCTACTTGCAGATCTAATTGCAATTAATACGGCTTCCATATCTGGTGCTAATAACTCTGCAGGTTTCTTTACTGCTGGTACGCAACTTTTAACTAACTTAATTACTGCATCGCCATTAAGTAATGCATCTGGATTTTTAGTAAGTAAATCGTCCTTTGCAGTCATTGGATAAATTGGCAGTTCGCCAACATCTGGCATCTCTACAATGTCCTCAGTGTAATATCCGGTACCGCTGGGTAATGCTAGGTAAATTTTAGGATTTCTATAGAAATCTGCTAAAGGGTTAGTATTTTGTGTCATAATCTCTCCAATATGTGATGTTTTAATAAAAACGATAAATATTAACTATCGAAACGTCACTTTATTTGTAAGTGTTATTTATCGATCATAAAATGCGTATATTACAGGAATTGAAATGGCAGACATTATAATCAACGGTCCAGAAGGCCAAAGTACTATTAACAATATACCTGCATGGGCAACTGAGGCTACTCAGAAAACTATTGCAGATTCATTGAAAGGTATCGGATCATCTGCAGATAAAATCGAAGCACTATTGCAATTACAAAGTAAAGGCATTAAGCAATTGGTAAAAACAGGCAAGGAAGGTGACAAAGAACTTGCAGACTTATTTGAACGTGTTAATAAAGACAACAATAAACATGCAACAAGTCAAACAAAACAAAGCAAGGCCGCTACTGATACAATTAACAACGGATTAGACCAATTGACCAAAATACAATCAGATGGTGTAAATCAATTAAGTCAACTTAACAAGGAAACTGCTCAGCAAAACAAAGACCTAGATAAAATTTTAGATCAATTAAATGACTCAGGTAGTGGATTAATGAGTTTTGCCAGCGGTGGCAGTAAAATATTTGGCGCACTAGGATTAGTATTGGATGGCTTAATAGGCGGTATAAAAATACTAGGTGGTGTAATACTCAGTGTCGCTAGTTATATTGGTAAAGAATTTATGGACACATTTAATATTCTTAACAATAGTTTAAAACAAGGTACTGGAGGTATAATAGGACTCACGCAAGGCGTAGATAATGTTGCCACGGCGGCGAACTTGGCTGGAATGAGTTTAGAAGAATTTGCAGACTTTGCCGCGGCAAACAGTAAAATACTTAGGACATTGAGTGCAAGTGGATTTGCTGATCTTTATTCTAAAACACTACTTGCAAGTAATGGTTTGCTCGACTTAGGCATGACGGCGGACGATGCTGTAGAAAGTGTTATGAACGAATTAGAGTACAGAAGACGTTTTGGTATAGTACTTAGCCAAAGTACATTAGAACTACAATCTGGCTTGATACGTTCAGCAAGAGAACTAAGGGTATTTGCAAATGCTGTAGGTATATCAGAAGCAGATCTCAGACAGCAGGCAGAGATACAAGAACAGCACATTGACTTAATGGCAGGCCAGGCAAAAGCAATGGGCAAAAACGAATCCGAAATGGAAAACATGATTAATGCCGCACAACGTACATCAAGAGTATTAGCGGCTATAGGCGGCGAAGATTTAATAAATCCTCTATTTGAATCCATATCCAAAGGAGCAACTGGTCTATCAGATGAATTTGTAGAAATGGGGCAAGTGTTACCAGAATTATTAGTTATGGTTGGTAACGAATCAGCAAACTTCTTACAAAATGGTGAGATGAGTGCTAACTTAGGATATGACATCATGATGATGATGAGAAACTTGTCAGACGAGCAACAAGCAACTATTAACAATATGCAAAGAGCAGGTATAGGCGGTGCGGCGACAATACAACAAATGCAGAAAAATGCAAACAGGTTGACTAACGAAATGATCAATGCCATGAGATTAGAACCCGACGAAGAAAGACAAAGTTTATTAAGAACATTTAATAGTTTAGGATTTGTGGTTAACCAAGCAACATCATCAATTGGTGACTTTGGTAAAACTGCACTACTATCTATGCTAGGTTTTAGCAAAGCAGAAGATGGAATGTATGACGTGACTCAAGGTATAGAGGCTATGTCTGAAAGTATTTTAGATTTAACATCTAATATATTTGGCAGAAACTCGGACGTATATGATGTAGTGGCTGATTTTATGTCCTATATTAAATTAATGACTGGTGCTGATACAGATGCTGATGATTTAGAAGCCGCAAGAAAAAAATTCTCAAGTAACATTAATGGATTAGCCGAAAACATAGGCGACGGTTTAAGAAAGGCATTGGAAAAAGGAACGTTTATACAGACATTATCTGATTTCTTTAGAAGTTTCGTAGACGAACTAATGATGGGCATATATGATGCCACAGGTGGAATATTATTCAAGAATTCAGCACACGAAATACAAGCAAGACGATTTGTCAAAGGCGACATAGGTGCATCTGAATTTGGTTTACATGCAGGTGATTTATCTGGTACTGAAAGAGAAAAAACTAGCCAAATAATGTTTGGAGGTATAGTAGAAGAAGCAAAAAGACTTAACATCTCAGAAGACGATATTAACAAAATGATACCTTTATCAAGAGGTGTAGCATTCAAAGAACAAACAGCATTTAATCAAAAACGAGCAGTTGGTGCCATGAATAATTTCCAAGATGGATTTCAAGAAATGTTTGAATCTTATTTTGAAGGTTACGGTACAAATTTCGATTATAGAGAAGATGTAGATAAGGTACAAGCAGACAAAGTGTTAGCAATGCTAGAAGAAAGAATCAAACTTGTACAAGCATTCAACGATAGTTCCAAAGATACTGTATTTGATTTTGTTGATCAAGCAGATGCATTGGGACTTGATTTTAAAACAGGGCAGTTAATGAGGCAAAATTATACTTCTGATATGAATAATGTTCTAGAAGATATTAATAACGGTACACTAATACTGAATAATGACGTTGATGAAGATAACACAGCAGAAGCAAATAGGGTATTAAATAGATTACAGGAAATATATGATGCAAACTTGGGTCAAACAAATTTAAGAGCAAGTGGGTTTGACGTCCAATCCTATGGTCTTAACGTAGACAGATTTAAAACTATGATGAATAATAAAGACTTAAATTTTTCTGAATATTATAAAGATTTAAAAGGCGACGATTACAAAACGTTCATGGAGTCAGCAGACATGAAAAGTTATGGTCAAAAAGAATACAACGAGTTGCTTAAAACAACATTAGAAAAAATGATGTCCTCGGATACAGAAGAGGGCGGCGGCAATGCAGTTTTAACTAATACAGAATTTAATGAACTTAGAAGTGGTATCAATGCTCTACGAGACACAAATCTTAGCAAAGAGTTATTAAATAATCTGATGGAACTAATTACAACACAGAAGTCGCTTACAGGTGCAATAATCCAAGACAACTCAGGTTAATCCAGCCACAACAATCATTCCGATTGACATCAAGAGATAAATATAGTATTATAACTAATACGAGAAATATATGAGTTGGAAAAAGTTTTTTAATCCGGTAGATAACGCAGGTTTACCTTCAGGCGTACAAGGCAATGACGGTAAAGCAGACATGTATGCTAGTAGATACAGCAGTTGGCTACCAGAAGTTTACAGCGGATCACCTGATAGGGTCATGCGATACTATCAGTATGATGCAATGGATAGAGATTTAGAAATCAATGCCGCATTAGATATTATAGCAGAATTTTGTACGCAAGAAGAAGATACAAAATTACCATTCAAAGTAGAGTATAATGATACTCCTAGTAACCCAGAAGTAAAAGTTATACAACAAGGATTACAGAAATGGTGCAAACTAAATGAACTTCCAAGACGTATATTTAAAATTTTCCGTAGCACATTAAAATACGGAGACCAGTTATTTGTAAGAGACCCAGAAACTAAAAAACTTTACTGGGTAGATCCTTACCAAGTAGAAAAAGTTTTAGTAAACGAAAGCAATGGTAAAAAGATTGAACAGTACTTTATTAAAAATTTAGATCTACATTTAAAAGATTTAGCGGCAACCAGTGTTTCACCTAATCAAGATAGACCATATGGTTCAGGTGCAATTATGAGTGACTACACTAATCCGCAATCAAGTGCAGGATTTAAAAGCAGTAGTTCAGGATATGGACCAGATGCCAATAATGCAATGCCAGTTGATGCACAACATGTTTTACACATCAGCATGAGCGAAGGTATGGAAACAACTTGGCCGTTTGGTAACAGCATACTAGATCCTATTTTTAAAGTTTACAAACAAAAAGAATTATTAGAAGATGCAATTATTATCTATCGTGTACACAGAGCACCAGAAAGACGTGTGTTCTTTATTGATGTAGGTAACATGCCACCGCACAAAGCACAACAATACTTAGAACGTGTTAGATACGAAGTACAACAAAAACGTATTCCTAACAAAACAGGTGGCGGACAAAACATTGCAGACAGCAGTTACAATCCAATGAGCATGTTGGAAGATTACTTCTTTGCACAAACGGCAGATGGTAGAGGTAGTAAAGTTGACACACTACCAGGCGGTAGTAACTTAGGTGAAATTGATGACCTTAAGTTTTTCAACAACAAACTGATTAGAGGTTTGAGAATACCTAGCAGTTACTTGCCAACAGGACCAGATGATGGTTCAGCACCTTATAACGATGGTAAGGTTGGTGTTGCATACATACAGGAATATAGATTTGCCAAGTACTGCGAAAGACTGCAAAGACAGATCATAAAAAGCATGAATGAAGAATTCAAAGTATATTTAAGAGCAAGTGGTGTAGAAGTAGACAACAGTTTATTTGACATTTCATTTGCAGAACCACAAAACTTCAGTTCTTACAGAGAACTAGAATTAGACCAAGCAAGAACACAACTGTTTGGAACACTAGAAGGCATACCTTACTTGTCTACTCAGTTCAAACTTGCTAAGTACTTAGGTCTAAGCGAAGACGAAATAAGAAAGAACGAATTACTGTGGGCAGAAGAAAACGCATTTGATGTAGATGCTGTAGATGATACAACATCAGCAGACTTGCGTCAAGTAGGTGTAAGACCGCAACCAGGCGGCGATGTTACTACAGCACCAATAGACATGGGACCAGTTGATACTCCTGATGCTAGTGGAGTAGATGCATTAGGTGAACTTGGTGATGAAGGCGGTAACTTAGGAGTATAATATGAAATTAAGAGAATTTTACGAGCCGGCAAAAGACACTATACAGCAAAGGCATAAAACTGACACTAGAAAAAAGATGTTGAGTTTAGAAGAGTTAGGCAAATTGAGAAAAATTAGAGAACTCAAAAAAGCAGAAGCAGAAAGTCATAAAAAACTTGCTTCTGTGATGTATGCCAAACCAGTTGATGGTGGCGGAGCAGGCGGCTTACTATAATTAAATGAAGACCCTTGTTGTTTGCGGTTGCAGTTGGAGTTGCCGCGATCCACTCTATCCCAATTTTGAATATGGCTACTTGGTAGCAAAACATCTAGGCTACAATTACATTAATTTAGCACGATGCGGTATGAGTAACTTTGGTATTCGTACGCAGATAGACTATGCACTAGAACACTTACAACCAGATTTGATGATCATTAATGCAACTGGTGTAAACAGATTCGAAATACTCAAAGACTTAGATAACACATACGATCATAACAAAGCATATGATCAAATTTGCTTTGGTGACTTTGATTGGGATCACTTTGATCATGAACACCATATAAACTATGGCAAAACATATGACCCGCAAATTTGGTGCGACAGCATTTACACAGTTATAAGCCAAGAAGCAAGACGTTATCATCACATAGACGAAGACAGAGTAAATGCACTAAAAGACTATGCATACTATGTGTTTGACGAAAACATAAAAGCACACAATGATTACTATGTATTACAAAGCGGTTTACTTAGTATATTAAATCATAATGTGCCGTTTTTATTCTCCCCTAATACCTTCGAATTCAGTGAGTTTGATAAAACGGGTTTGATAGAGGATCATCACCAAATAGGCAGTTTTAATTGGGACTTCATACCTGATAAATACTTGTTACAAAATGGTGCAGGATACTATGCTCAACATAATCCAAAGCACTTAGACGAACAAGGAAACGAAACTACACACTATCCAGTAAGCAATCATAACAGTCCATACGCACATAGAATGTATGCAGATCACATCATAGAGGCAGTTAAAACTCGTTCTTTATAACTTGTTTTAACTAAAATACCTCAAAAAAACACCGTTTTTTACATAAAACAGTAGATTACTATTAAATACAATTACGATATATCAGGCGTTGCCTGAGTTTAAAGGAGAAATTACGATGTCAGATAAAAGTGTTTTAGAACAAGTACTGGAACATCTTTTAGCAGAGGACGATGCTCAAGCCAAAGACTTGTTACATAGTTTTATGGTAGAGAAGTCCAGAGAGATTTATGAAGATCTCTTAGATAAAGATGCTCTAGAAGAAGCAATCGACAACGAAGTTGTTGAAGAAGAATCTGAATCTGAAGAAGCAGTTGAAGAAGCAGAAGAATCCGATGAAGAAGCAGTTGAAGAAACTGTTGAATCAGACGATGAGGCTGTAGAAGAAACTGTAGCAGGTTCACCAAGTGAAGACTTCTACGATGAAGTAGAAGCAGACGTTATTGCTGATGAATCAGGAGTCAACGAAGAAGAAGACGAAATGGAACCAGAAATGGATATGGAAATGGACGGTGAAGAAGAGTCTGAAGACGAAGAAGTCGAAGATAGAGTTGATGATTTAGAAGCACAACTAGACGAACTTAAAGCAGAATTTGAAAAGTTAATGTCAGACGAAGACGGCGAAAAAGCCGACGATGCTGAAGCAGATTTAGAAGATGAAATGGAAATGGAATCTTTTGAAGAAGAAATTGACTTAGATGAAGAAGTTGCTGATGAAGAATTAGAAGAAGCAACTAATTTTAGTAAAAATCAATCTGCTAAAAATGACTCAAGTGCAGACCACGACGCATCACCTAAATTTCCAAAGAAAGAAAATTTCGGAACAGACGAAAAAGAACTTTTTGGTAAAGACGGTGCAGAGGGTAAAAAAGGAGATTCAGCCAAAGATAATCCATCAAGTGATAACATTGGCGAAAAACCAGCATCTGTTTCCCCAGCAAAAGTAAATGCTGAGAAATCAGAGAGTCCTATAGCAGGAAAAGTTAAGTAATTTAGGGAGACATAATGTCAAGACAGTTATTCGAATACTATAGTCCAGATAAAGCAAATATCATAGTTGAGTCATCTAAGGATGGCAAAGATATGATGATGAGCGGTCTGTTTATACAAGGCGAAGTTAAGAACCAGAATGGAAGAGTTTATCCAAAAGAAGAAATACAGACTGCTGTAGAATCAATTGGTAAAAGAATTCAAACTGGCGAAACTGTTTTAGGCGAGTTGGATCACCCAGCAGAATTACAAATTAATTTAGATAGAGTAAGCCACATGATTACTGATATGCGTTGTGAAGGCGCAGATGGCTTTGGTAAACTTAAAATATTGGATACTCCAATGGGTAAGATTGCTGAAGCATTACTAAAAGGTGGCGCCAAATTAGGCGTTAGCAGTAGAGGTAGTGGCAATGTAAATGAAAGCGGTAGGGTAAGCGATTTTGATATAGTAACTGTTGACATCGTAGCACAACCAAGTGCCCCAGATGCCTACCCTAAAGCCATTTACGAAAGTTTATTTAATATGCGTGGCGGCGCTCAAATATTTGAAGCCGCTCGTGAAATAACAAAAAGTGACAGAAACGCACAAAAACACCTTGCACGAATGATGGAAAACTTCATTCGTGAATTGGAACTCAAATAGGAGAAAGCACATGGCGGATAAATTCGTAGAACTTCTTGAAAATGGTGACTTGTCTGAAGAGACTAGAGTCAACATACAAGAAGCATGGGAAACACGCCTTGCTGAAGCAAGAGATGAAATCACTGCTGAGTTAAGAGAAGAATTTGCACAGAGATTCGAACATGACAAAGGTCAAATAGTAGAAGCAATGGACACATTCATTACTCAAAACTTAGAAGAGGAATTGAAAGAACTTGCAGAAGATAAGAAGGCAACTATTGCTGAAAGAGTTAATTATAAAAAAGCAGTCGGTCAACACACTGACGTTTTAAATAAATTCGTTTCAGAAACATTAGCCAACGAAATCAAGGAACTCAAAGAAGATAGAAATGCACAAAGTGAAAACTTTGCTAAACTTGAAAACTTTGTTCTTGAAGCAGTTGCTGATGAAATTCGTGAGTTCCACTCCGATAAGCGAGAACTAGCAGAGAAGAAAGTTCAGTTAGTTCGCGAAGGAAGAGAGCAACTTGCGGATGCTAAAAAAGAGTTTATTAGAAGAGCCGCAGAAAAAGTTGAACAAACTATTTCATCTTCATTAAAAAGTGAAGTATCACAATTTAAAGAAGATATTACTAAGGCTCGTGAAAATGAATTTGGTAGAAGAATTTTTGAAGCGATGGCAGGCGAGTATGCTACTTCGTATTTAAATGAAAATACAGAAGTTAGAAAACTCAAATCAACAATTACTGGATTAAAATCCAAGATTGATGAAGCCAAGGCTACCGCAAACAAAAGTTCTGAGCAGAAGAAATTAGTTGAATCTAAATTGCGAATAGCAGAAGATAGATACAACAGAAACAATGTCTTAAGTGATTTAATTGCACCTTTAAGTAAGGACAAAAAAGAACTTATGACAGAACTTCTAGAAACAGTAAAGACAGAGAAACTTGAAGAATCATTTAACAAGTACCTTCCAAGTGTTATGAACGAAGAAGGTTCTGTAAGAACTAAGAAAGAAGTTATTAGTGAATCAGTGAAGACAGAACACACTGGTAATAGATCGTTGGACGGACAAACCGGCCCAGACAGCGAATTAGTTGATGTAGTCGCTATAGACGAAATCAGAAAACTAGCCGGACTTAAATAATTAGGAGATTATAATGGCAGAAGCATTATTTGAATCAAATTGGTCCGCAACCAAGGACGCTCTTCTTGAAGGGTTGCAAGGTTCTAAAAAGTCTACAATGGACGTAATTTTAGAAAATGCAAAAACTCAATTACAAGAATCAGCGACAGCAGGGTCAACAATGGCAGGAAACGTTGCATCACTTAACAAAGTTATGCTACCATTGATTAGAAGGGTTATGCCTTCTTTGATCGCCAACGAATTACTTGGTGTGCAACCAATGAGTGGACCAGTAGGACAAATCCACACATTAAGGGTAAGATACGCAGAGTCTAAAGACTCAGTAACAGCAGGACAGGAAGCACTTAGTCCTTTCGCACTAGCAACAGCATATTCAGGAAATCCTGATGCTACTGCAAGTAGTGAAGGAACAGCGGGTAGCAAAATGTCTATTCAAATCCTCAAACAAACAGTCGAAGCAAAAACAAGACGTCTATCAGCAAGATGGACTTTTGAATCTGCTCAAGACGCCAACGCAATGCACGGTGTAGACATCGAAGCAGAAATTATGCAGGCATTAGCACAAGAAATTGCAGTTGAAATCGACCAAGAGATGTTAGCAAAGTTAAGAGCACTTGCTCCAACAGTTGACACTTTAGACTTCAACAGCGGAATCACAGGTACTCAAACATATATCGGTGAAAGACACGCAATTTTGGCAATTCTTATCAACAGAGTTGCAAACTTGATTGCCGCTAGAACAAGAAGAGGCGCAGGTAACTATATTGTTGTAAGTCCACAGGCTTTAACAATACTACAATCTGCAACAACTTCAACATTTGTTAGAAGTACAGAAGGTCCTTTTGATGCTCCAACAAACTCTAAGTTTGTAGGTACATTAAACGGTACTGTTAAAGTATTTGTTGACAACTATGCGGTAGACGGAACTCCAGTACTAGTAGGATATAAAGGTTCATCTGAAACAGATGCTCCAGCATTCTACTGTCCTTACATTCCATTAATGAGCACAGGTCCAGTTATGGATCCAAGCAGTTTTGAGCCTGTCGTGTCATTTATGACAAGATACGGTTACTTAGAACTTACTAACACAGCAAGTTCATTGGGTAACGCGGCTGACTACTTAGGTGAAATTGGACTATCAAACGTCTCATTCAAGTAAGTATTAGTTTTACTTAAACGAATTAAGCACCTTCTTCGGAAGGTGCTTTTTTTTGTACGCAAGAAAATATACCATAATCTGATAAATATGTTAAAGCAATGTTGCAATCGGAGTAATTAATGGCAGACAAAAAAGGTATATTTAGATCCCCGGGTGATATCGTATTCAACGGTGATCCGATAATAAACAGCAGTGAAGAACTTAGAATAAACGATGATAAGATTATTATCAATAATAATCAAGCCGCCGGAACTGCCACGTTGCAACTTAGCCATGGTACAGCAAACGCAACAGTAAGTTGGGAAGGCAACGTTCTTACAACATCAGCACCTATTGCCGGTTCATTAACTGTTACAGATGCAGGTGGCGACGGAAGTTTAGCATATAACGATAGTACTGGTGTACTAACATACACAGGTCCAAGTGCCGCAGAAGTAAGAGCACATTTTAGTGGTAGTACCGGTATTACATTAAGTAGTGGTGCAATAAGCATTACTAACAGTGGCGTCAGTGCCGCTACATACGGAAGTGCAACAGCAGTTCCACAAGTGGCAGTAAATGCCCAAGGGCAAATAACAAGTGCTTCATCAGTAAATATAGCAATTCCACATACGCAAGTTACAGACTTTAATGCAGAAGCAAGAGCATTACTTTCAGTAAGTGGCGACTTAGCATACAATAGTACAACAGGTGTGTTTAGTTTCACAGAAAGAACAGACGCAGAAGTACGCGGTTTAATATCAGCAACAGAATCCGGTACTAATGATGGTAGCATAGCATATAATAGTAGTACAGGCGTAATTACTTATACAGGACCTACTCCGACTCAATTAAGAGAACACTTTGCCGGAGACTCAGGACAATCAATTGGCTATGATAAAAATAACGGTGCATTTAGTATTTTAAGTACTGTAGAAAAAGATATCACATTTAATGGGGCATTAAGAGCAAATACAGTTGCAGGCAGTAACAGCAGTACACATGTTGCCACAACAGCATGGGTGCAATCTAATGCACCTGGTACACTCACAGATGTGTATGCAGGAGATGGTATTACGGCCACACCAGCAAATATTACAAGCAGTGGTGAAATTAAGATTACGAACACAGGAGTAGGCGCAGGTGTCTATGGTGATGCTAATAAAGTAGGAACATTTACAGTCAACTCCAGAGGACAACTAACAGCGGCAACAAACGTAGCAATTAGTATTACTTCAAGTGCTGTTACAAACTTTACAAGTTCTGCAAGAGGCAGTTTATCACAAGGCGATGGAATAGATTATACAAGCGGTACTGGTAGTATAGCAGTAGACGGTTCAGTTGTTAGAAGAACAGGCAACCAGACTATATCAGGTACCAAAACATTTGATGGTACAGTAATTGTACCTGCATTAACTATGCCTAGTGCATCAGGCGGCAATTATGTTGCTGGTGATAATTCAACTAAAGCGGCCTCAACTGCTTATGTAGAAACAGCAATAACAAGTTTAATAGATGGCGCACCAGGAACACTTAATACACTTAACGAATTAGCGGCGGCATTAAATGATGATGCAAGTGCTGGAACAAAAATTACACAAAATACAAATAATATTGCTACATTAAACAGTAGGCAACTTATTGCAGGTGACGGATTAAGTGGAGGCGGAACATTAGCCGCAGATAGAACATTTGCAGTAGATTCAACAGTACTAAGAACAAGCGGTAGTGGACAAACAGTAAGCCAGCAATTAACATTTAATGCAAGTACATCTCCTGTTATTAACACAGGTGGTAGTTTAAGTATTGGAAGTTCAAGCCTTAGTGAAACACATTTAAGATTTGATGACAACGGTACAATACTATTTGATAATGGCGGTACTACCGATAATAATATTACTAGTTTATCATCATTAGATATGAACATAAACGCAAAACAAAATATAATACTTGATATTGGTAGATCACAATCTGGTTCATCGTTTATAGTTAGAGATCAATTAAATGACAGTGGTGCAAGTGCAAACAGAGTATTATTAAGAAGCACAGGCAACTCAGGTATAGCATTAGGACATATAACTTTTAAAAATTATTCTGCTAACACAGAACCTTTAGCAGATGCAACTTCTAATAATGATGTGTTTGGTGACGGTGATGCACCAGATAGTGCATTATGGATGAAGAATAATACACTTTATGCAAGTGTAGGCGGACAGTCATTCCAATTAGCACCCAATGGCGGTGTTAATAAAAACGTTCAAACATCACCTTCAGCAAGTAGTGGTGAGCCTGTATATTTAAGAGATTCGGGTTCCTATTTTGACTTTGCTACAGTCGGTGCTTCAACAGGTATATCTGTTAGTACAGCAAGTGATGTTATAACAATTACAAATACTGACAGAGGTAGCCAGACTGCTAAGATTGGAACCGTTGCAGGAGATTCAGGTTCATTTAGTGTAAGCACAAATAATGATACCCTAACTATTGCAGGTGGTACAAATATTACCACAAGTGTTACAGGAACAACACTTACAGTCAACGGTCCTACAACAACCAGTGCAATTAGCGAAGGTTCAAATTTATATTACACAAATGCAAGAGCAGATGCAAGAGCGGACGTTAGAATAGCGGCGGCTGATACAGATGATCTTTCAGAAGGCTCAACAAATTTATATTACACAGATGCTAGAGCCAGAGGTGCTATTAGTGTTAGTGGTGATTTAAGTTACGATAACTCTACAGGTGTTATTAGTTTTACAAATGACGCAGGTGACATAGAGAGTGTAACTGCTGGAGACGGATTACAAGGTGGCGGTACTAGTGGTGCTGTTTCATTAGCAGTTGATAGTTCAGTTGTTAGAACCAGCGGTGCTCAAACAATAGCAGGTGTAAAAACATTTAGTTCCGGTGCAATATTTAACAGTTCAATCACAGGTCCAGGAACAACAGTATTATTTGATGCAAGTGGTAAACTACAAGCCGCGGCATTAAGTACAAGAAGCACAACAGATTTAAGTGAAGGAACAAATTTATATTATACAAATGCCAGAGTAGACAGTCATTTAAATACCAGTACTGCTAGTAATTTAGAAGTATTACAATGGAATGGAACAGATTATCAATGGGTAAATATGTCCACAGGTCCACAAGGTCCTCAGGGTAATACAGGTGCTCAAGGAACAAAAGGACAAAAGGGCGAAATCGGTGCCCAAGGTGGAACAGGTCCACAAGGTGGTCAAGGTGCAACTGGTGCCACAGGTCCACAAGGAACACAAGGAACGCAAGGAGCACAAGGTGATAAAGGAGCCACAGGTGCAACTGGCCCAACAGGTGCTACTGGCCCACAAGGACAGAAAGGTGCCACAGGTGCAACAGGACCACAAGGTGGTACTGGCCCACAAGGAACACAAGGAACGCAAGGTGCTACAGGACCACAAGGCACAACAGGACCAACAGGTACCACAGGACCTCAAGGTAGTAAAGGTCAAAAAGGTGAAATTGGTGGACAAGGACCGCAAGGTGCTCAAGGTGCCCAAGGCGGACAAGGTGATAAAGGTCAAAAAGGT